GTAAACAAACAAGACCGATTGTTGAAGAAATGAAAAGAGAAGGTTTTGAGTTTCAAATAATTGATGCTGATTACGAACAATTACTTGTAAGCAGGCTTAAAGTAAAGTCTGTCCCTACGTTTATATTGTTTAAAGATGAAAAAGAAATTAAACGAATAACTGGAGCACAAACCAAACAATCATTATTGGAGTTTATTGAAAATGAGTAGAGATGAAGATCAGATAATTGAAAAGTTAATTTTAAATGGTGGGCTTGAAACTGTTGGGGTAGATCAAGAAACTGGAGAATTTTTATATTCTTTTACTCCCAAGATAGCAAAGTTAATGCCAGACTTATATGAAGAACACCTTAATGATGTAAATAATCAAATTATGAATCTATGGGAAAAAGGGTTTGTTGATTTAAATCTTTTTGAATCAGATCCTAACATTACCCTCACAGAAAAATCTCTTGATCCAGACAGTTTGATGACTCTTTCTAAGCAAGAACGATGGAACTTGCTTGAAATTATGAGACTTTTAAAACTCAAAGACTGATATAATGTTGATATGCCATATACAATAGGTGCTAAGGGTTCGTACGGTTGTTCAGGCTACCCTGCCTTAAAACAAGATACAAAAGAAGTTATGGGCTGTCACAAAACTCGTTCTGCAGCAGCAGCACAAATTTATGCAATTAATCGTTCTGAAGGCAACATAGATAAATCTATGCACGTTGTTAAAGAAGGAGATTTTGTTATGGGAATGACTTCTGAGGGTATGATGCACGGAGTTGTTGAACACATTATGGTTGAAGGTGGAACATTAGGAACACCTGGATCAAGGTACGCACTTCAATCTATGCCACCAGATAATCCAGCAATGTCTGTAAGAGTTTACAAAGAAACAGAAGATGGTTGGGAGCCAACTGCATATAGTATTGGAATGATGTATATGGAAGCAGAAGTTATGAATATGGAGACACACACTATGGAAGACAAAAACCCAAAACCAAATACAGACAACAGTTCTATTAACAAATCAAATGACGCTTATTACTCAGATGATGAACGTGATACATCTAGCAAGTCTTATTTTTCAGATGATGAAGAAATGGACAAATGGGATAACGTTTCAAAAGCATGTTGGGTTGGATATGAACAACGTGGTATGAAAGAAAAAGGTGGACGCATGGTTCCTAATTGTGTTCCTGTTGGAAAAACATATGACATGGAAGATGATATAGAAAAAGCAAAATCAGTTTCTGTTGGAGATCATGTAACATTTGGAGTTCCAAAACCACCAGATAAAACAGAATCTGCACACGGAGTTGTAGAAAGAGTTGAACGCTCTGGAACTGTAAATATTGCAGGTACAAATGAAAAAGTAGAAGCGTCTGCAGATAATCCTGTAGCAGTTATAAGAGTTTATGCAACAGATGAAAAAGGCAAAAGAACAAAGACAGATAGGCGTGTTGCAAAGCCAGTTAAATCCTTAAGAGTTTCTTCTGAACCAATTGATAATGAAAAAATGTATGATATGGATGATGAAATTGAAAAAGTTTCTTCAGCAAGATTACAAGAATTAGCAGATGCATATAATAAAAATAAAGAAGGCGACAGTAGGATTACAGTAGGAGCATTAAGACAGGTATATAATCGTGGCATTGGAGCATATAGGACTAACCCTTCATCAGTACGTGGCAGTGTTTCTAGCGCAGAACAATGGGCAATGGGTAGAGTAAATGCATTTATGGCTGGGCTGCGTGGAAGATTCCCAAGAAAACCATTTGACTTAGATCTATTTCCAAAAGGACATTCAAGATCAACAAAAAAATCATTGTTTGAGGACTTTGCAAAAAACGTAGACAAACCAGAAAGAGTTGTAAACCTTTTCCCTGAGTCTAATCCAATTAATAAACAAGCAGAAGGATGGGGCGGATCTATATTTGATTTAAATCCGTTTAAAAAATAAATGTCTAAAAAATCTTCAGCATCTTTTTTTAAAAATCATGCATTCAATCCATTGCAAATAAAAAATGGAAGAATTGTTCGTTTAAGAAAAGACGGTAGCATTAAAGCGGATCTTGGTCCGTATCCAAAAATAAAAAAGGGGGCTAACAGTGGCAAATAAAGAACAAAAGGGTAACGCTAATGCAAAGAAAGAGCCAAAGATGACTCTTAAAGAAAAGCGTGCTGCTAAACAACAAAAACGGGATAAGAAAAATGGCTGATACATACACTCCTACATCTGGTATGAAGGCTGCTGCTCGTCGTGCTTTAAAATGGAAAGCAGATGGCAAGGCTAAAGGAGCAGGAACTCCAGTAGGCTGGGGTCGTGCAACTGATATTGTAAATGGATCAGTAATGTCTCTTAGTACTGTTAAAAGAATGTATTCTTTTTTCTCACGTCATGAAGTAGATAAAAAAGGTAAAGGGTTTTTTGATGGTCCAGAGTTTCCTTCTAATGGAAGAATTATGTGGGACGCATGGGGTGGCGATGCAGGCTTCTCTTGGAGTCGTGCAATTGTAGAAAGAGAAAAGAAAAAAGTAGAAAAGGTTTGGTCAGGAAGTCCATTTAGTTTAAGAAAGGGGTAGGGGTGGAAGATTTAAGCGTTGAAGAATTAAAACAATTGGTTAATTTTTATAAACAAAAAGCATCAGATCTTGAGTTTAATTTGTTACAATCACAGATAAGACTAAATAAGATTATTGCTCTTGGTGGTTCTGAAATATCAAAACCAGCAACAAAAACAATTATTGATAAAAAATAATACTATTAAATAGGAGAAACCATGCAAGAACTGATTGTTTTGCTCTTGACAATACCATTTGCATGGTTTATAATTAAACTAATAAGGAAAAAGTCTAGGAAGAATTTTTCTAAAACCTTGTATCGTCAGAGTGATATACATAGGCTATTGAAATATTTCTTCTCAATTCCCTTATCAAATAACGATAAACCTTCTTCACAGTTGACAAAACACAAAGAAAAGAGTATGATTAAAGTTATCGTTTTAAATAACGAGGCATACTGGGTATCTGATAATACATTTTATGTTGCACAGGCTATAAACGGTGAGGTTCAACGCCACACAGCAGAGCCAGTCAACACAAATGGTTTATCAAAGCCAGAATTAAATAAGATGCTATTCATATTGGATAGCCTAAAGAATGGGAATAAAAATGATAGTGGCAGTACAGGGGACAAACGATTTTGATGATTACAACATCTTTATTCGTGCCATGGGCGTTGCGCTATCTACAATGCAGGAAAGTGATAAAGAGTTTGTAATCTATTCTGCAGGACCATCTAGAATTAATTCTTTTGTGTCAGAGTTTTCAAACTTATCTGAACGTGGAATGAAAGCAAGAGGAAGAAAGATTAAGTTTTATAAAGTTGCAACTTCCTGGTTAGAAGAAAATATAGTAGATATAAACTATTTTGCTTTTCTTTCTAAACCAAAACAACAAAACTCTAAACTTGTTGCCGTTGCTGAATTAAACAACATTGAAGTTGGAATATTTAAATACTAGTAGGGGGAAATAAGTGGTAGTAAATAGGTTAGAAAAAATGGAAAAAATTGTTGCAAAAAACAACAACCTTGCATGGGTTGGTTGGGATATTGCAGAACGTAAAAGAACAGAGATGGGCAGAACTGCCGTCAATGGTGTAAGAGTCAATGGTCAGTGGTACACACAACGAGTATTTAAACTTGATCGTAACGGCTGGGATATTCCTAATAGATATAAGATGTAGGTGTTATTATGAAGCAACACCTATGGAAAGATAATGCTGCCTGCCTTGGTCTTGAAAACAATTTATTTTTTGATAAATATGAAGATGATGTAGCAGTAAGACCAATTGTTGACGCTATTTGTGCGTCTTGTCCAGTTAGAAAAACCTGTTTTGCTGTAGGTGTTTCTAGTAAAGAATGGGGCGTTTGGGGCGGAGTGTATGTAGAAGGTGGAGAAATTTCTAGAGAGTTTAATAATCATAAAACAAAAAGTCATTGGGCAGACACCTGGCAATCTCTAACTATGGAAAAGTAAAATGTATACAAACGATATGCGTAGAGCACTTCATTCTATAATTCCACCTAAAGGATTTGGCGTTGAAGTTATTGACAATGAACACTTTCTTACGATAAAATTAGATGAGAAAAAATTTAAAGCAATGGTTCATGATGAAAAAATAGAAGCACTTAAGTATGTTGTTCAAATAAAAAAGGCTTTAGAAATGAATGGGGCAATTGTGTTAGTTACAAGAGAGGCACTAAAGTAATGCAAACATTTTTGCCATATAAAGACTTTGATCAATGTGCTAAGACTCTTGACAATAAACGTTTAAATAAACAGATATTAGAAACCTATCAAATACTAAAGGTCTTGTCTGGTCAATCTCCTTCAGGGGCTTGGCGCAATCATCCAGCGGTATTGATGTGGAAGAATGCTGAAACATCCTTAAGGACATATGCTAAAGCCATGATTAAAGAGGCTACAGGGCGTGGTATAAAGACAGACAAGAACGAAGCCAATATAGACAGTCTAGAAACCCTCTGTGGCGATATATGGGGCACTGAGAAGCCTTTTTGGGCAGATGCCTCTGGTCCACACCTTAAACGTATTAATATGACTCATAGGGCTAACTTATATCGTAAAGATCCTATATATTATGCTGAGTTTTATCAGGATACAAAAAGTCACAGTAATAAGCCTTGCTGTGATAAGTGCTTGTATTATTGGGTAACTCACGCTACCCGTCAAGTTTGACAAAATCAGGATAAGGGAGTACAATAATAGTTGTGGAGTCAAATTGTGGATAATATTATTGTAATAGTTTTAGGAACCTTTCTTGTTTCTTTTGCTATTGCCTATGTCTCTGTGCTGCAAAAACTCTCAAAAATTACTCAAGAGTTTGCAAAACTATACATCTCTCATCAGTCGCTACAGGACTTTGTTGAAAAAAACAACGTTGAGTTTAAAAACGATAGCGATATACATAAAGAAAATTTTATTAAATTTTTATCAGATTCTCGTGATTGGGCATTTGCATATATTGAAGATGTTCAAAAAGGTTTAGATAGGTTTGTTGAAAACCTAGATTCAGAAATATCTAATTTTGATGAGAACAGCACAATTTCTGAGGGAACTCAGTATTACGATCTTATAGCAAAATTTTCAAAAGAATATAAAGAATTAAAAAAACTTATGCCAATCGAGCCAATAAGTAAAGATGCTTGATCTTAGGGGTATACCAACATGCAGTTGTCCAGAGTGTGGAGAAACTTTGTTTAGGGCTTTAGTATCATTTGATCCCAATACCTATATGGTTTCTTCATATCATTTAGATATAGAATGTAACAATTGCGGGGCTTTGGCTACCGCTCCAACTCCAATGGATCATCCAGTAAATCCAAATACTGATTTTGGAACAAAAGAATGAAAGAGATATTTTTATCAATACTAACAGGTTTTGGATGCGGTGTAGTGTTCGCAGCATTCAAATTGCCAGTGCCAGCACCACCAGTTTTTGCGGGAGTCGCAGGAATTATTGGTATATGGCTTGGCTTCAAAACAATAACACAAATTATATCCTAGGAGGAATAATGAATAACATAATCAATGATAAGACTAAGGCAATGCTAGCATCATATGGTCGCTCAGTACTTGCATCAGGTCTTGCACTTTACATGGCAGGCGTAACAGATCCAAAGGATCTATGGACAGCATTAGTTGCAGCCATTGCGCCAGTAGCAATAAGAGCAATTAATCCAAACGACAAAGCATTTGGTATTTTACCTAGTGCTGATGAAGTTTCAAAGGCTCTAAAGGCTGCAAAGGCACCTCTAAAGAGGGCTGCTAAAAAGAAGTAAACAGTCTTCTATCAGATAGCCAGTCTAGAAATAGGCTGGCTTTTCTGTTATTTGTTTATAATATCTAAATATTTTTGTTTTAAGTTATCTACAGAAAAGTTTTCTAAACCAATTGACAATGCCTTTTCTTTAATTTCTCTTTTATTATTATTTTTAATATATTCATCAATTACTTTTGCAAATTTATCAGGAGCAACTTCATAAATATTAACCATTGATTTTGTTTTAAATGATCCTATTTTTGTTGATTCTGTTAGCCACTTTTCAGGCAACACTGCATTATTTGGAGATACATTAGTCATAAAAACTGGCAGGGCACTTAAAAGAGCCTCATTCATAGGCAAACAAAGACCAGCATACCTTCTAGGAAGAATCATAGCGTCAAAGCCATCATACATGTCTTCCCTATTGGCTGGATTGTTTACTTCAATTTTTACCCTTGAATCTTTACAGGTTGTATGAAATGGGGTTTGAGATTTAATTACCAGTTCGTAATCTTCTTTAGAGTACTTAATCATTTCAAAAATGCTGTCAGTTCCATTTCTATCTTTGGCAGCCCTTTTGCCACCAATATGAAGTATACGGTTATGATCTTTTGAAAGGTTATTTTCTCTTGCTTTATTAAATAAAGATTCATCTGTTGGTGGTGGTAAATGAATAACCTCACATTTTGATCCAAACTTTTCTTTTACTATCTCAATATTCCAAATACTTGGAGATAATAATACATCTGGTAATGACCAATCAGGGTTTGTTAAGTTACCAAAAAGTTCGTAATTGTATTGAAGAATAGTTTTTGTTCCTTGTTGCCTAGCAAGATCTACAAGGTCTAAATGATAAAAGGTTTCACAACTAATTACAACGTCAACATCTTTTAAAAACCACATAATTTCTTTTGTTGTTGGCATACCCCTTTTAGTTGAATAGAAGTTATAACCTTCATACCATTCAGGATGTTGTTTGTTATTATTAAAAAACTGGGAATTAATTAAAAGTATCTTATCAGGATTAAGCATATTAACTAACTCTCTAGTCTGATTACCAAGACCAGTATTGTCTGATCTTGCTATGATTCCTAGTCTCATTCTTTATACCCCCAAGTATCATCATCGGAAGTATACTTTTTTGTTCCTTGACGACCATCTAAATGATAAGAACGCTTAATTTGTCCTTCAGGATGATATATCCAGAGTTTGTGCATATCCCAACCTTCTTGACTAAACTCCCCATATGGAGATATATCATCTTGAATTGCTCCATGAAAAGTATCTTCTATAAAAAATTTATCTTTACATCTTGGAAGTACAATGTCTTTGTAATATTTTTTTCTACTTAGGTGTGGTCGCTGACTCCATTGTATGGTTTTCATAAACCCATCTTCTAAACCAAACATAAGGTGTTCGTGATCTTTTGGTATAAATGATTCAAAATGAAAACGAATAGTGTTTGCCTTGTTGTATTCAAACATATCCAGACACTTATCCCAGTCTATTGGCATGTCTGGAGTTAAGGGAGCATCGCCTTCAACATAAAGTAATAATGGTGTTTTAACTTCAGTAATTGTTTGACGCATCATGTTGGTTTGGTGGCTATGCTCTTTAAATATAAAAGGTAGGATGTTCTTATCTTCATGTAAGCATTTCCATAGAATACGATTTTTGTATTCATCGTAATCTTTTTTACGATTTTGCTGTTCTTCCCTAAGACCATCTATTTGCATAATAATTTCGTTGTCTGGAAAATGAACACGAATATCACTAATGGTTTGATCTATCATTTTTGTGCTTGGGTGATCTGTAATTACAGAGGTAGCCATGACAATTGTTATATCTCTTTTATGCATTTACTTGCCTCATTAATTCATTAAACAAATCTCTTTTATATTTAATCCACCAGCAAACAACTTGATGCATTTCAGATGTATAGTTGTTTAATAGTTCAGGTAATAAAATAGGCAAGTGATGCCAATTATCAACAGTTTTTATTGAATGATTACCTTCAAATAAAAAATTAAAAAAGTCTGT